AGTGCGTTGTGCGTCGCTCATGTTGGCAAAAAACGCTGTCACGCTAGTAAAACGCGGTTCGGGGTCAGGCTCGAGCAGGTAGGTAGCCAAATCTGCTATTTCGGTGGCCTCATGCAACAAGCTGTTGGTGATGCTGACATTTTGTGTGAAGTATTCGGCAATGCTGCCTGCGTCGCTGTCGCTGTCGGTTGTGCCATTTAGCCCGGTCACGACTGATCGGTTGACTACGTTGTCGGCGTCAAACTCAACCTCAATGTCAATGTATTTGACGCCAATGCCATTATCACCAAATGACACTGTTGGGCTAGACAACGTGTTGCCTACCCGCCCTTGAAATGTCACTACGCCGTCAGCCGACATAAATAGGCGGCCTTGCTCAGCTTGATTAATTTGGGTTAGGTATTGCAGGGTGTTTGTGCCGGCTGCGACTGTGTAGTGCGCTGAGTGGCCGAGGTTGACTGTGCCGGTAGCCAGGCTGGTTGTGCCTGTGTAATCCACTTCAGGCAATGCCAACACTGTTGCAATACGCGGCCCAGGGGTTTGTGCTGTCACGTTTAGTTCGTCAAGGTTTGTTTGTGCCAACAAATAGAAATCGTCGGCGCATTGCACGTTGACTGTGTTAGGGCCTGCCATTGCAAATTGGTAGTAATACGAAGTTACGACACCCACAAACAAATAGACGCTGTTGCGAGACAATCGAATACGACGCATTGGTGCGAGGCCAGGCTGATTGTTTGCCGGATCGTAGTAAGGGCTGCTGGTGTCGTATGGGCCAAGTATGCCTGTTTCGTCACGCATCGTAAATGACATAGTGCCTGCACCAAATTGATAATCAGATTTCTTGCGTCCACGGTTGTATTGCACGTTTGTGGTGAAATCTGTGATGTCGGCAAATTGTGTTGTGCCGTTTAAAACAAACTGTGTGTTGTCTAATACGCCTTTTGTAGCGCTGTTTAGCGTGAATGCGTCTTGCAAAAATCCTGTGTCTAGCTCAAGCAGGTAGTTGCCTGCCTGTACGACTGCGGCAGACACGTCAGATTGCAATCTGTAGGTCTAGCGGCCCTGACCTGCGGTTGTAATCGGTTAGCGCATCAACGATGGTTTGTCCCAGGCTTGCTTCAGCGACAGCTGCGTTAATCGTGATGTTGATGTTGTCTGGCAGTTGGCGTTGTGGCTCACTGAAACTAAATGGCACAAATTGGCCGGTTGCAAAATCCATGCGAAGGTTTTGTGTGCCGCCGCCTGGCATGCTGCCAAAACCTGCAGCGGCAGCGCCGCGTGTTGCAGCGCCACCGCCGCCGCCGCTAGGTGCTGAAGGAGTGGCAGCAACTACGGCAGGCCCGCCTGCAGGTATGGCTTTGAGTAATGATCGCTCAAGCAGGTCTGGGCCGGCAGTGACGCCTGTGGTGCTGCCGCCGCTTGTGCTGCCGCCGCCTATGCGTGGCAAATTGACTGTTGGTAGTGATGGTATGTCTGAGAATGGGTTAACTGCGTTGAGTCCACTGATGATTAAATTGATTGCAGAATTAACTGAATTAGCCATTGTTTCAACTACACCGATGACTGAGTTGCCCATTGCAATAAAAGCGCCTTTGACGCTGCCAGTTTTTGCTACTAGCAACGCAAAACTTGCAACTAGCAATGCAATTGAGCCAACTACTAAGCCGATTGGGTTAGCCATCATCGCAAAGTTCAGTGCCAATTGTGTGATGGTTATTACCTTCATGATTGCGTTTAAGCCCGTAATGACAAAAGCTAAACCGCCTACACCAATGATTAGTGCGGTTATTGCGTCTGTGTTGTCTTGTGCAAACTTGGCAAATGACTGCAATTTAGGTAACAGTTTTTCAAGGATTGGCAGAAACGCTGCGCCAATTGATTCTTTGGTTTCTGCGATTGTTAGCGACAATCGTTTCATTTGACCTTCGGCGCTGTTCGCTGCAACTGTGGCTGCGCCGCCAACGGTAAATGACAGTTCCTTCATTATCTGATCTAGTGATTCGCCTGCCTTAATGTTGTCGCGCACACTTGGCACAAGGTTGCCCAGGGCTTTCATGTTGCCTACAGCGGCCTTGCTCAAAGCGTCGGTGACGGTAGTTAGGTCTGTGCCGGTGGCTGCACTTATGTCGAGCGCCGTGTTGAGTAGGTCTTGGCTGTAGGTCAGGTCGCCTGTGGATTGCACGAGGCTGGCTAGGGCTGGCCTCAAAATGTCGTCAGACACAGCTGCCGACATCATTGTTTTCTCGATGTAGGACTCAGCAACTTTTACGTTGGCTTCGCCTGCAAGAGTGTTTTTTGTGATTGCTAGGGCTAACAATTCTTGCGCTTTGGCATCCTCAATTGCGGCTTTAGTTGCGCTACCAATTGCAAATGCGACACCTGCCAACGCTGCCGCTGCCGGCACAGCTGCCTTCTTGAGTGCAAATTGTGCCTTTTCGCCTGATGTTTCTAGTTGCTTAAATTCTTTAATTGCTTTGTTTAGGCCTTTGCCGTCAAACTCGCTGATGATTGGGATTACTACGGCCATCAGATTGCCTTGCTGACTGTTCGCATTACGTCGTCAATGATTAGCGACACCTGGTATTCAACTTCAGTTTGATTGGCCCGGTATGCCGGCCACAACGCACGACTGGCTTTGCCGTGTCGAGCCTCAAGGCCGCGCACCATGTTGGCACCTGCAGCTGTCTGTGATTTGCTCGCTAGGTCATAGATCGTGTTTATTGTGCCGCCCCACGCAATAGTAAATACGGCAAGGTTTGTCATGCGGCCGTTGTACTCGCGGGGCTTTTTGCCGCTTACTTTTGCCTTAATGTTTTTGGTTGCAAGGTTGGCCTGCCACGGTAGGGCTTTGTAGCCGCTGCGTGTAGTCCACGATCGGCCCCAGCCGCTAATTGGTGGCGCCTGTGGGGTTGCACGTTTGGCTGCGTCAACTACGGGTTTGCATACAGCCTGAAAATCTTTTGTTAGTTGTCGCCTAGCTACTTTGTCCAGGTTGTTTAGTTCGCGCAACGCCTGTTTCAGCCCAGCAATAGTTTCACCCTGTTTGCCAATGGTGGTGTCAACTGTGCTCATCGTTTGCCTGCTCTGCGTCGCTTCTCATCCAAGAGTAGTACCGTCGCCAGGTCTTGTGAGTCAAACTCGATGTTCGCCGGCCAGTAGCCAGTGGCAAGTAGCAGTGACGCTAGTTGTCGTCTGATTGTGCCGGTTCCGTAGGGTTTGCGGGTTCTACCTGCTCAGACTCAATCAGCTGCACAGATTCCAACCATGTTTCGTAGTCGCGGTTGTCGCGTTTTTCTACGTGTAGGCGATGCCAACACAAGTATGACATGTCGTCAATACCCATGCCCGTTGACAAATCCTGCACACGTTTGCGTGATCGGCGTTCCCATGCCGCAAAATCGGCAAGGGTAATTTCTACGGTGTCAACCTGCGTTTTGCCTGCAAGTGTCAAATACGTAATCTTGAATGTCAGTTTCATGCTGCCCCTAAAAGTGAGTCGTGGTTACGGTGTTACATCCTTGACTAGCGTGCCGCCAGTAAAGGTAACTTCAACCTGTTGCAGTTCGCCCAGGGCAGCGTTCACCACGTCAAATGACTCAACGTAGCCGTTAGTCAATTGAAACTCTGGGTTGGTTGCGCTAATTGCCGCGTCAACAGCTTTAACTGCAACGTAGGTTGCAGCTGCACCGACCAGGCTGTTAAGCAGGGCGTAGGTTTCTGACGCTGCATACGACATCAGCATTGTCAGGGTGATGGTGCAATTGGTTAGGCCGCCGACGTAGGTGCGGTTGGTCTGCCCAAAGGCTGTTGACTCAAGCGCGTCTTGCGTTGTGGTGACAACGGCGCTAACTACCTGATCGGTGATAAGGGTGCCGGGCGTGGTGGTGCCGATGCTGACTACTGGGTTGCTTAAGACTGTCGTTGAGGCCATAGGGGGTTAGTCCTTCCGTTTCTTGAGTTTAGTTCTAGCAGGTTTCGGTTCGTTTGTGGTGACAGTTTCTGTTGCAGCTAACTCGATTTGCCCTGAGTTGATCAGGTACTCAATCACGTTGCTGTCGGTAAAAGTAACGATGTCGCCTTTGTTGTGTCCGTTCAGCCGGTGTGTGATGATTCGGTATTTCATGGTGCCACCTTTGTTGACAAGGTTAGTTCGTATGCAGCGAAGTCTTGTGCGCCGATTTGTACGACTGTGGGGCGGCCTGACATTAGCCCTAGTTTTGCTGCCCTAATAAGGTCGGCCAAATCAAGCAGTTTGTCTAGGGCTTTGCGGTCGCCTGGGCCTACACCCAAGATTTTGATGGTGAATTGCATCTCGCTGATGACGTTGGTGTGCATGACAAAGGCTGGTGCGTCAATGAGTACGCATGGGGGGTTGATGTTGCGTGGGTCGCTGCTAGACACCACTGGCAGCCCTGTGATGGCCTCAAGCAGCGTCAGCAGGTCGTTGTAGCCGTCTTTAAGTTCTGCGGCCATTAGGCGACCTGTGGTCGGTTAATACCTAACAGACGCATGACCTCAACGAACGAGCCGCCAATTGGCCCTGATGTGGCTAGTGGATCGTAGGCCGCATACGATTCTGACGCGCTGCCACGCATGCGGTAAAGGTAGCCGCAATACATTACGGTGCCTAGTTTGACGTCAAGGCTTGGCACAGTTGACAAGCTCGAGTCAAAATAGCCTGCCTCTTGGCGGCGTCGGTACGCAAATTGGTTGCCTGCACCTACGGCCATAGTCAACAAGTCAAAATCGGCGCTGGGGTTAGTCACGGTAAAGCCAAGCCAGTCCTCAACATCGGCAACAGTCACCCAAGTGCAGGTTGGTGTAAACGTGACAGTGCCAATTGCAGGCGCCCGGTCAAAGTCATCATCGGTGACAGCAAACGCAATTTGCAACTGGATTGGCACGTTGGTGTCGTACACGTAATCGCCCTGGTCATCCACGCCCATAAACAAGTATTTGGGTATGGCAGTGACAACAAAGGTTGCGTTCAATGTTGTGAGCGTGCCAGTAAATCCCGACAACGTGATGCTGTTGCCAACCTCAATCGGGTTGTTTGTGAGCGTGGCAATTACGCCTACGTTGTCGGTGATTTGCGCGTGGGTCGTTGTGTAGGTGGCCATGCCACCAACCTAATGACTAGGCGTAGGTGAAACGACGGAACTTGGTGCCGTCGATCATGAGTGTGGCGAAGTAGCCGCGGAATGAGATTTGACGGCCTAACACTTCAGGCTTGTCAATCGCAATCAGGCCGCGCTGGTTTTCGTAAATCTCAAAGCCTGCAAATGGGCCTGCAGCGCAACCGACAATGGCGGTTTTTGCAGCAAAGTTTTTGTCAACAACAAGCGTCAAGCCAAGTGGGTTGCCGTTCCAGTTTGATGCAGCATACGACGCAGATGACGCGTTAAATGGTGCAACGCTTGGGAACAGTGGTCGGTTGTCGCCGTCAACAAGACTGCCAATTTTTGCCCACATTTCAGGGTCAACAAACAAGTGCGTTGGCAACACGTTGGTTGATGCGCTAATGAGTTGTGCGGCTGTGTAAATCTCCGACAAGATTGTTGCGGCTGTTCCAACCCAGGTGCCTTGATTAGTAGAACCTGAGTACATTTGATCGGCTGCGTAGTTGTCGGTTGCGTCTGCGTATTGTCCGGCAAGGTCTTGCAAAATGATGTCAATGGATGCGGGGTCTGTCCAGTCGACATCGGCTTCGGACACCAGTACGGTGCCACCAAAAACCAACCGGGTGACAATGTTGCTTGAGACGACAAGCGTGGTTGAGCTAAGCGTTGTCAATTCCGTTGTCTGTTGCGCGACTGATGTGTGCGTAGTAATTTCTGGGCGGTTAAACGTTTTGCCTGCACCCAATGGCATTGCGCGCACACCTACGTTGGTGACAACTGGTCGCAAGTAACTGATGTTGTTGTACACCGGGCCAACAACTGGTACTGGCAGCAAGCCAGGTGTGTCGGTCGTAATGATGTCGCCTGCAGCGGCAGCAATCGGGTTGTGGAATGCTTGATGATCTGCGACCATGCGATTGACAGTTGCGAACTTGTCGCCGCCTTGCACGTATGCAGACACGTATTCCGACATTGATGGCAAACGCGATGGCGCTTTGCGTGCCTCAGCCCAGATTGGGGTTTTTGGTGCTGCGGCTGGGGTTTCTACTTGCTCGATTGGATCAGACATGGGTGTCTCGCTTTCGTTGATTTTTACCTTAGCAGCCGCAATGCTGTCAATGGTGGCACCCTCAAATGCAGGCTCGGCCACGATTGACAGTTCACGCCAGGCCGCCTTGCTAATGACAAGTACGCCTGCGTCGTTGTATTCGGCGTCAATCGGGTCAACACCAACCGACACGCTGTCTAAGGCGCCGTCTTTGATTAGCTCAATAACGTCATCGCCTTGTTTGGTGGCGCTGATGCGTGCGGCATAGCGCATTTCTTCTTCGTCATCCATGCGGGCGGTGACAATGCCAATGATTTTGCTGCCATCGTGTTGCTCAAGTAGGCGTGGGGCTTTGCCGTCAATCGGCAGGCTGCCTGGCAGGAACATGACTTGTTCGCCGCCGCTTACTGTGGCAATGACGTTGTACGGCACTGCTACGCCTTCAATGATGCGTGACGGTGTGTCGCCTTCAGCTGCGGCGATTGTAACTTTGCTGGTTGTTAGGTAGATCATGTTCCCAGCGTAGGTCATCGTGTTGCCTTGTTTTGTGTATTAGTCGGCTATGGGTGTGCCTGGTGTGACTGAACTGCCAGAGCCAGCCGGCGCGGGCAGCGCAACCGGCTGGCCTGACATGCCGTTGTCATACAAGTACGAGTCAACGTCAAGTTCGATGTAACGGCCTCGCGGTGTGATGTGGTTGAGTGACAGCGTTTGCTCAATGCAATCAATGTACGGTTTAGCGCCAAATAGGTAAAGGTCTTGGCGTGCCTGTTGCGCGTTTTGGTAGGTCATGCCGCTGCCTGACGGTGCGCCAACTAGGTATGGCGGAATGTTTGCAACACGCGACAATTCAAGTGCCTGGTAGGTGCGTGCGCTTACCAGTTCCATTTTGCTGGGGTCAATGTTTGATTCCTTCCACTCAACGTATTCATTGAGTGCGGCAACGCTGCTGGTCAATCGTGCTTCTGACCAGGCCGCTGCAAGGTCGGCTAATTCTTGGCCGCTCATGGGTTCGCCGCCTGTTTGTTTCAGGTACCCGGCTGGTACTTCCATTGTGGCAAATCGTTCGGCTGCTGCGTCTAACCGTGTTGCGGTGTTGATTGCGCGTGATCCAGTGAACAGCAACGCTGGTATTGGCGACAAGAATTGCACAACGTCTTTGGTGTCTAGTTGTATGCCCTGAAAATAAATTTGTGATGACGGCCCCCACCATTGTGGGCCTGCCTG